AAGCATTAAATGCCTGGTCTTCGAATTCAGCTTGCACAAGCTCATATTCCAAGACCTCTGTTAGTTTTTTGCGTCTTCCTCCAATTCTTCAGCCAGGAAGTAACTACTGTCCATGGCCTTTTCTTGAAAGTCAGCGAACAAGTCAGGCAATGCATTCAAGATCAATCGGACATTACCAGCTTTGAACGGCAACACCTTACCTTCTTCGTCTTGAATACCATCCTTAAACTTACCGTCTTCATCTTTGTATTTCCAACCGTTAATAATCGTGGTTAAAAATACTTCCTTCATAATTTCATCAGCTGTATCTGCCGGCAATTTGTTCTTACGAATCAACCTTTGATACGGACGACTCAGTTGTTCCAGCTTTTTGGCGAATGCCTTGTTGGCACCTCCGGCACGTGCCAACTTTACTCGGAAATTTCCGTATTGAAACCATTCACCTTGCTTTTCTCGATCTTCATCTGTTTTAAACAGAGCATAAGGATTATTAGCCATAGTGTTCGACTCCTTTGGCATTTAGTGGTTATTAGGCCGCAGCGTCATCCGGCAAGTAATCAAAGAAAGTCATCAGCAATGTATGGTCCATTGCACTGTCAATCTTAGCGCCGGTTGCAGCTTCGTGGCTTATAGGTAGAGTTATCGGTTGATCTTGCTCTACATTTAATCGCCCATCACCCAAAGCGATAAGCGGCAGATCAATCGCGACACCCTTGTTGTCTTTCACTGTAATCATGTCCATTGTGACATCGCTATTGGCCCTTACAGCTTCCACGGCCGCAACGTCAGCAAAGTATGCCGTCATGCTTCCGCTAACAGCGAAGATACCAGCAGTAATTTCAAAGGCACCCAAAGTTCCAATTGCCTTATTGGGTGACACATTGTTGTTAACAGCCAGGCTCATTTCGCTAAGGAAAGCGAACAGAGCAGATGGTGCTTCATCACCATCTGTTATTGTATATATCTTGATGCGGCTGAAGTCAGAAGAGGTATTAAAGGCATCCTCTTCATCCAAGCTGGGTCTTGTTCCTGTTTTAGCGCCGGTTGTTGAATCATTGGTGGTATAATCGATACCAACAAAGCTCAAGTCAGCATTAAGCTTATCTGCGCTGGCCACGTTGAAAGTCAATTCACTAGCCACAGCACCTTCAACATACTCATATTGAGTATTGGAGCTTGCATCGTCCGGTTGCCCCAGGTTACGTTCCAGATTATAAGTGCGCCGGGTAATATCAGCTGAGGCACTCTCATTCTTCAATACTCGACCGAAGAATAATTGAATATCAAGACCGGTTCCGGTTTCCGCAACCATTGCGCTGTCAGATTTATCCAGCGTTAGGGTATTGGCTGCTACACTCTTCACACGCTTAAACCCATTATTGACGGCTGAAGCGAATTTGTTGGCAGTGGCATCCCCACCAACAAAAATCCATTCACCCGGTATTAAGCCCAAGGTGGTGAAATCTAGAGTGGTGCTGGTTATAGCGGGATAACTTCCGGAAATATCAACATCCAAATCTGCCGTGCCAGCAATAACCCCAACCCGATCTAATTGAGCTCCACTGGGAGGAGTTTCATCCACCAGGTCAGTTGTAACACTCAATGCCGTATCACCGGTAAGTCCATCAACCTCATGCAATCCATTATTAACGGCATTGGTAAAGCCTTTAGCAAACACCAGGTCTCCAACTGCGAAAATATCCAATCCGCTGGCTGCATCGAATTCATCATTAGTGCCATCAATATTGGTTATTTCCGTGCCTCCGCCAAATTGATCCTTTTCTCTCAAATCAGCGAAAAAGAATCCCTGGAGAAGTTTCTGGATATTTGTTTGGGTAAAGTCAATATTGAAACCACCCGCACTATCCAAGTCACTGATAACACCCTTTTTGCGCTGTCTGTCAGAACTAATAGGCCGACGTGCCAGCAACGTAAGGTTGCCACCAAAATCACGATAACTATTGGGATCTAATGGAACCCACTCCGGAGAACCAGGAAGAACCCCAATACTGGTCTCTTCAGCATACCGTAATTCGGTATCATTACTGTCAATTTTATTCTTCAGAGCCATTATTGCAGCCCTCCTGTTAGGTTACTTGCTGATACTCGAAATCTACTATAGCATTATTTTGATAATAGTGTCCGTCATTGCCCACTTCATTAATACGGGGATTACGAAACCAAATACCACTGTCAGTTGTTACGCCCTGGTAAGCATCAACGATAGATTGACAAAGTTGGTAATTTTGCGTTCCGCCCTTACCGATTGCTGTAAAACCTGAACTAATAGAAATCCTTCTCTATTCCACCGCTTCTGCGCAATTGGGCCAAACCCGTTTTGATTTCCTAAAACATGGTTAAGCTGAACACGGGCCCAAGGATCCTCACTTCCTTCTGGGGGAGTGCCAGCAACGTCTGGCCAAAGCACAGTATAGTCACCAGCTGCAACCCAGGCAGTATTGAAGATAGCAAATATCTCATTCCGGGCTGTTTCAAAAGTTGCACTCATCGCTTAACTGCAATAAAGTTTAGAATTTCTACAATGCCTGGTTTAAGGACATGCACTTGCAATACTGTCCAACGATCAGATTCGTCAATCACTTCTTGTACATTAGTCAGGTCTAATTCATTCGGCGCTAAAATAATGATCTTTTCAATGCGCGGATATAAATCTCCCTGCCTACTAAGGATACCTAACCTTACAGCAGATTCGGGTTCTACAAATACACCTGTTATGGATTCAGTCGTTGCGGAAGCACTGCGTGGGTCAGTTGCGCCCAACCAGGGCTGCGTATCGTCCTGTTCCGTGGTGTCGTAGATTACAAGAGATATCTCCCGACCATTCGCCTCAATAAGTCTCTCGGCTGTTTTCTTCAATTTTGAATGATCAGGCACGGATCGCCCTTGCTCTTCCAGAGCTAGTTAGGTATTCTTTAAACCATTTCTCAGCAGCCGGAAAACGCTTCAATCTACTGGGCGCTATCTGACTTTCATAGACCATTTCTTCTTCCAATGGCCCAACTTTTTCATATTTACGCTTTATGCGTAAACCCTGATCATTGGTTTCTACCTCATTGTACAAAGGTGCTGCCAAAGCTTCAGCGGCCAATTCAGAAATACCACTTTTAAGTTTATCCGGTATTCCTTCTACCAGCCGGCCATCTCGGTCGTAAAGTAAAGAACGAGGAAATGTTAATACTTGATCATCATCCTCAATACAACCAGCAACCCGGTGACCATATACTTGTTCAAAATAATCAGTAGCTCTTACAATTGCAGCTTCCTTAATTGCATCATTGCCAACCCAACGGCTGCTATCACGATCCGCATGGAACGCTTCTGCTTCTGCCACTGTTATATATGCATTGGCGTTTGCTACAATAGTTCCGTCTTCAACTGTAAAGGCCATAACTATTTAAGGAAAGCAGCGGGCAAATACCCATTAGCTACCTTTAAACTCCCAATTAAAGTTAGGTCAACCAGGCTTACACCAACATCCCCGTTAGAGGAATCAGCCCAATCGCCACCAAAGTCACCATTGACCGCAATAGCCTTACCGAGCAATTTTCCATCCAAACCGAATACATTGATGCGTCCTTCATTTGGGTTAATGGCGAATACAAACTTGTATTCATGATCAGTTGCGCCCAACGCACCTGTCACTGTAACACTTGCTTGGTCATCTCCAGTACCCCCTGCGGTGAAAGTTACGTCTTCACCACTAACGGTAACTGACACGCCACGCGTGCCGCTGCCAATTTCGAAAAGGGTGCCCGCTGCACTACCACCAGTGCGCTTAACCGAAATACCAAACGTAATAGGCCCACTACGACTAGGAAAGGAATCAACAGTGGTGATCACGCCATCAAAACGTGCAGTAATGGGAGCAACAGAAAAGTGATCCCGGCGCTCCCGGTTTCGCTTACGGTTATAGTATAGTGCAGCCGACAAACTCATTACGTCATAGTCCTTTTAGGACGTTCCACTCCGCGATTGCTTTTGCGTGCCATAGCATCATCCAGAGGTGTAGCTCCAGTCTTGCCAGTTCCGGGTTGTACTAACTTAGCCAGAACACTATCACGTTCCCGGGCACGTTTCTTACGTTTTTCATGCTCGTTCTTAATAAAGTCCATGATAGCAACCTGGTTCGACTTATCCGGAAATTTAGCATTAAGCAAATCTTGGGTTTTATCTGCCTTTGTTTGCGTTTCCACAATTTTCTTAGTGAGTAACGCACGTTCTTTCTTCAGCTTGGAGATAAGTTCATTATACTCAGCCAATTCTGCTTCAAGAACTCCCTTATCGTAAACAACTGTTTCCTCTTCATCTTCCAAACCTAAACGGACACGCTCGGCAGCGTGTGCGTTAAACACCGGTTGCTCATTATCTTCAGTTTCAGGTGGATCGTCTTCAGTTGAGTTTTCAACGTCATCATCCGGCAATTCCATGTTGTCCCTGGTAAATTGAGGAGCTAACTCCGTCAATAGTTTACGGGTAATAGAATTATCTTCAGTCATTTCTTTAATAATCGCCAACTGAGGCAACCCGTCCTTAGTCCATTGACCATCTTCATCCGGGTTTAGGCTTCGAAGTGCGTCTAAAATTAACTGGCTCAAATTAGCTCCTCTGGCTTAACCGGGCCGCAGCCCGGTGCCAACTTTTTAGTCATCGCCTAAAACGATATACGCAATATGCACAGTTCCGTCAATAGTGAAATCAACGTCATCCGCACTAATATCGGCATCGTCAATAAGCAAGTTCAGGTTCAATTCAAGACTGCCATCGGTGTTGTCGAAGATAACACCGCAAAATGCACCATCCGATTGAACACCACGCGTGCGTGGGCTCAGTCGAGCGGTAGCAGCAGCCAATGCAGTGGAAGGAATGATGTCTGCTTCTCCAGAATCGCCAACGTCAGCATCAACAGTCGGAACAGTTCCGATAGCATAATCACCTTCATAGTCAGCAGTGACGTCAGTTGATTCAGTTGTGGGTTGGATATAAGCAACCGCACCCAAGAAAAGAATATTCCCTTCCGGGAAATCCCCAAAGGCAGCGGCGCCAAATCCGACACCGCTTAACCCGTCCACTTGCAGGGCTTGATCACGCAACGTATAGGTTTTCTTGCGAATAGCACCCGCAATCCCCCGGCTGCGAGACAATGAATAAGGTAATCCATGTGCCATTGTTTCGTCCTTTGTTAGGGATTAGGGTTTACGCTTCGCGTGTTACAAGCCTGGCGAAGTTAATCTGTTTCCTTTCCGGGTAAACCCGCAACCAGCTATCAGCATGGTTAAGGTTGCCGGAAGTGTCTGCGTTGGACGGTCCACCGTTCGCCGGAGGCGTAACAGCAAATTGGTGTCCACGAGGATGCAACGACCATTGAACACGGTTGTGCAGAACATCCTGACCACCACCATCACCCGCAGCCGGAAGCCGGTCAAATTCAGTAGGTACATCCGGAGTACCAACGCCCCATTGCATGAACCCTGCACCAAACAACCAAGTATCATACACATTACCGGTGCGAGGCATACCATCATCCACAATAACCAGGCGACCCAAGAACGTAGGAATGTTGACGCGACCTTCCGAATCCGGAATAAAGTCAATCAAGTTATTCTTTTGGGCGCGATTGTAGACAACCGAATGCATCATAACCATCACCAAGCTATCCATCGAATCACCCATGGTAACGGCCGCATCCAGGAATGCTCCGGCGCGAAAATCGGTTACACCTTCTTCATAAGTGGTATCGGAAACGTCATTTTGAAGGTCATCAACAACGTGTTCACTAGCAGCCGGTGCTGCAGAGTTATCCTTGATTACACCATTCACGATAGCAACAAAGGTTCGTTGCAGTTCACGTGTCCAATAAGCCCCAACACGATTACCAATTGACTCCATAGCATTGCTGCCGGCCAATTCGTTGGTCAGATTCATTGCGCTCCAGGACTGGTTCCGTGATTTACGCACGGCGATTTCCTTAAACGCGGAAGTTTTCAAGGGAGTTGAACTGCTGGTATCATCGTCGGTGGATACATTAGCATCCGTATTGTCAAGATCAGCCCAGCTAGGTGCTTGAAAGGTCAAGCCACCACCCGCAAGCTTGCGATCCATATCGGTGGAGCGAACAAGTGCGCCACTGGCGATAAGGCGGGATTTTTCTTCAGTGATATTTTGGACGTAGGGGTTAAATATTTCAGGAACAACTACGTCGGCAATCTTAGTTGTGGCCATGTGTCATGTTCTCCTTAAAGGTTTCACGGCTCTAATTACATCTTGTTTAAAGTCCGCGTCACATGACCGGCCTAATGTGCTGGGGCGAAAACATCATGTTTTCAACCTCCAGCGGGAATATAATAACAATATCGTCCAGAAAGCAAGAAAATTATTGCGGCGGTGCTGTAGCGCCCAACGCAGATCCAGCAGCCTTAGCAGCTGATGCGGCAGCGTCTGCTCCGTGTTCTTTAACATAGGCTCCTTGCGCAGCAATGTTCCAGGAGTCCTTTTTCCATGGATTTGCGCCACCACCAGCCTTATTTTTACCTCCGCCAGTGCCACCACCTTCACTTGGTTGCAGCCAATGGTTACGTTTTTCAACCATTTCCTTAAACCAGATATCTGCCGGCACGCCCGGTGTTACTCCAACCTGGTCTCGTGTTACCACATTACCTTGCTCATCAATAGTGAGCATAGCACGAGCATTCATAAGAATATCCGGCATAGCCGAATCAACAACTTTACCAATCTTGTTATTGGTGATAACCTCACGCGCATTATCCTCGATTGTGCGAGTATTTCGCTCTAACACCAATTGTTCATTGGAAATAGTCAATTCAGCAACTTTCTCATTGGCTGTCTTAATTTGATGTTCCAAAGGCCCAGTTACACTTGCAAGCTTGGCATCGAGTAACTTTTGCACCCTTTCTTCAACATCTCCACCACCCTGCTCAGCCAATACTTTGTATTCTTCGATCTTGGCCAATTCGGCGCGCACCTTATCAGGTTCCAATCCTTCCCAGGCCTTTATTTTGGCCTTGGTTTCCTTATGAGCATTCCGTTCGGCGGTCAAGCTCGTCATAACTCTGTCAACATCTCCTTGGGTTTTTAAACCCTTAATTTGCGTTAGCGAGTACTGACCATCACCTTGTTCAGTGTACAATTTCTGAATTGCTTCCGGCAATCCTGCTAACGCTTCCGGCGTAATTAATAGCTCCAGCATTGGGCTATTCCTCCTTACTTATTAGAATTTGTCCGGGTCCAACCCGGCTGCTATGAATTGTTCCCGGTACAACCGGGAAAGGTCTTCGAGAGTTCTAACCTCTCGCAAGTCATTTACGAAATTCCTAATCTCCAATTGCCCCCTGCGAAATAATTGAGCCTTAGTCTTACCCAATATTTCATTCTGCACCTCGATAGGTTGGCGACGCAACCATTCTGGATAACTATTCACCCCAGGGACTCGTCCTATAATATCCCGTAATTTTTGCTTACGCCATTTACGATAAGCAGGACGCAATTTAGGTGGCAACCGATCAATCTCTGTAGCTACCTTACTCAATCCGTTATTAAGACTGAACTCTTCTAAAAATCTAAGTTCCGTGTCATCCTTTACCGGAAAGCCAATCAAGTCCTTCTTATTTAATATTGGTGCTCGGTGACTTCTGCAATTCCAATGTAACGGTGGCTGGGGCCCAGAAAGAATCGGATAAACTTCTCCATTCTCGCTGGCACAGATTGCTGTAGTACGATTATCCAATACAGCAACAAATATTTCACGATTGAATATTTTGGGATTAAGCTGGCCCAATCTACGACGTACCGAATTGGTAACGGACGTTACCGTTGATCGAACTAAACCGAACAGCCCGTTCCTACTCCTGGGCGAGTTAACAACGGAACGGGCTATTTGGCTCGGGGAAAGTGTATTTACTAAACCAGCAACAAGGCGAGCACTCATGTTAGCCAGATCGCTGGAGCGGCCGTGCGTAAGCCATTGGCGCAAAGTGCGGCCCTGCCAAGGGTCACTTATACTAGGCCCTATGATACCAGAAATACTCGGTTTTATTTTTAAAGGCAAAACTTTATCTAGCATGTCAGTAATTATATTAAGCTCAGTGCGAGCCAGGCTCCTTATTGCACCAATAACAAATTCATCAATTTCATCCCAGGTTTGGCCCCTGCGCTTACGCAATCGCTTCAAGAGACCTTGAAGGCGAACTCGATCACGCTTGCGCGTAAAAGGGCCAATATTGTCCACCCGGCTCAACACTATTTCTCGTATGTCCGCACGATCATTATCATAACGAGCCAGCGCATCTGTGGCCAACCCATTAGCGAATCTAATCAAGGCAATTTGATGCCGAATTAAGGCATCATGTAAATCTTGATTACTCATCCCGCACCGGATCAGCTTCCGGCAATACCGGTATCAGGGGTGGCTCGTTTTCTATTTCTAATAATTCTTGTTCATACGTGAACTCAGTTATTTCATTTTGAGATAAGTAATTATGTATGGTCTTATTACTTATTGGTCCGCCTTGATTCTTGGCGGTGGTTAAGCTGATCAACATTTGAGCATCTAACCCAGCTTTGGCAAAATCCAAATTAGGTGTAACCTTTACCTCATTAGGATTAGCACCCAACCATTCTGCGGCCATCTTCAATATTGCCTCTAGCCCGGCTGCACCTGACATTGCAATATCGAAAAGCGTAGTGGTTTCTGCTGCCACCCTAACGCCCAAAGCATCACCTGACTCTCGTTCACGGGTAACTGTATCAAGTAGCTGTCCGCCTTTCTTGCTTGCAGCCCGACGATCATTTTCTAAAGATTTACGTTGCTCTTCCAGGCCCTGGCCGTCAACACCAATCCATTTGGCGTCTCCGCCTAAATCAACATCGATAACTGCACCAGCACCAGTGCGAACTTCTTCCCCCTCCTCTTCTCCGGTATCTGGGTTGTATCCGATACGAACCAAGGTGGCTTGAGATTGCATGAACAGGGTTTGCCGATAATCCGCCTCACCCTGATAAACTTTCTCAGTTAAATCCGCTAAACCTTTCAAGGGTGCCTTAGTAGGGGTGGGCAAGCAATCACGAGAATTTATAAATACAAATGGTATTCTTCCCAATGCCTTACCACGTATTTTAGGTGTAACCAACGCTTCTTCTCGAAAAGTGACGGTGGTGGCACTATCCGCCGTTGTTTTTCCACTATTGCTATTGGTTTCAGTGCGATAGGTTGCCATGCGATATTCTGCTTCCCCATCTGCCTCATTTTCAGTAGGGTCACCAAGTATCAGCACCCGATATTTCTCAATTTCTACCCATTCAAATTGATCATCACCGCTACCGACCTCATTACGCTCCTGTTCAGTTTCTTCCAGCACCACCATATTAAGACTTTGTAATACTGGATCACCTTTCCGGCCATCATCCCAATTAATTATGGTTTCAGCTTCGTAAGTTGATACATACAATCGTGGTGCAGTTTGAGTTTTGCCGGCTGGGTGGTCCAACAGTAAACCCAATCGTCCGGTGATCAACTGGGCCGTATTGATACGCCGTAAGAGCATATCTAAGGTTTCCCCCTCCGTGGTTGCGCGCTCACGCATGAACTCTAGTTCTCTGGGTAGTTCAATTTCCGCCATTTTCCCATGCATCAGCCCCACATTATTGTTAACAGCGTCCTCAACGAATTCCGGGAACAATGCCCTGGTTCGATACGCATTGTACATTTTGGCGCCAAGTTGATTCTCACCTAACCCATCTGCTATCATTCCACTGGTGGCCGGCAAGTATTTTTGACCTTCCTTTTTTACCGTCTCTTCACCATCGTAAAAGTCACGCAACTTTTTCCATTCTGCAGTGCGCTTATCATAATCAGGGTGGGTTGAATTTATAGGCATTTATCTTCCCTCCAGCGCCGCAACGCTTCTTCGAGTGTTAAACCTTCCACTGGGGTGCCCTCATAGCGCCCAATAGTTCCATGGCCCCAAATGGCAATGCCGCAACGATAAATTAGGCGTGCGGGCAATAAGGTGACAAGCATATCAATTGCTTTGTCAAGATAGTTCTTCATGCTTCCTCCTAATACATTCCACTTGTCCGGCTTTTATTACTTCCACCAGTCCCCACAGCACGCACTCGGTATCGAGTTTCATCACCAATATGATCTTCAGCATCAGTATCTACGTCATCAGGATCATCCAGATCTCGTGGTAAAACAGGAACCGTTCTTATAAAATCGTAACACCGCTGCGATACAAAAAGCCCAGGATGTTCTCTTGGGCCCTCCGGTGTAGGCTTACTATTTTCTAACATCGTGCGCATGCGTTCCCAACCCATTTTCCTACTGCCGGGCCGCTTATCAGCATGCGTCCATCGCACCCCAGGATATAGCTTGCCATCAATCCGTACCGCATAACCCATACTCTTGGCAATGCTGGTTCCGTCTTCCACGGTAAATATGGCTGTATCCGCCGGGCCGCGCTTAACCCGTTTATGGATTCCCCATTGAATTTCTCGTTGCACTATACCGCGCGCCACATTAGTAGCAAGCATGCGCAATCCTTCATTAGGCTCCCCGGTGCTGCCATACCATTCCGCAAATCGGAACAAATCACCTCTCACCGTGCTCATTACCCTACCACCCGGAAGGAATAAGTCTGACCCGTCCGATTTCGCCCACCAACCGACACTGAAAGGCTTAGAGCTACCCCAATCGAAACTGCGATTGACAGGCCAAGCAGCAGGTATAACAAAATTAGGCAGTATATGAATCTTGCTATCCCAAACGTCATCGAACATTCCTCCAGAGACGATATCCCAATCCCCGAAAAGCCATGCCCGGCGCTCCGCTTCGTTGCGTGCAGCGGCCACGATATTTGTAACGTAATTCGGAGTTGCCTCCAGTAGAATTTTATTTTCAAAAATATGCCCAAAAATGGCAACACGTGGTGGCTCCAGGTTTCCGTCTTTGTCCAAGCTGTCGGTTATCGGTGTAAATCGATATTCCGGTAATTTAAAGCGATGTTTTACGGCATTATGACCTGGCCCGTATGGGTTGGCCGTGCTGCGAATGCGAGTTGGCACAGCTGGGTTGGAACTACGGCAGCAACTGAACATCTTCTTATAACCGTTAAGAGAAGCCCAATTACAAAGCTCTTCCCAACCTATCCACGGGTATTCGTGCCCGTGGTAATTCCAGTAATCGTCTTCTTTATCGAATTGACTGAAATACAGTGTTTCCCCGGTGGGCCAGCGCCAATAATGATGCGTGGCGTTGTACTTAGCTGCCGGCCATATCTGAGGAATCCACTTTTGTGCCTTTTTAATGACGTCTTTTAACTGGGGGAAAGTTTGTCGAAATAGGATGCCGGTCCAGTCACTACCATAACCTTTGCCAATTTCCTTACAGAAATCCATTATCAGCGCATCGGTTTTACCTGGGCCGCGCGTGCCTTCATAAAGCACCTCGAATATAGGGCAACTCAAGAATATTCGCTGCGAACCTTCTTGGGGTTGCCAAATGACCTTTCGATCATCACTTATCTGAGGCAATGCGCTCATTCAATTCCTTTTGGGTTTTCTTCAACAAGGCTTCGAATTCATCCGTATTAGCCGGTGTTACTGCTTTATGCGCCGCTGCATTCTTCGTCCATTCTTCCTTAGTAGTCACTGCCGGCATAACCACCACTCCAGCCACGTTATTATTGATCGTAGTGCCGGAATTTTCCTTGTATGCCGGATCATATCGCTTGAGCACCGCCAACCGCAAGTTGGTCTCCAACTTCAGCTTATCCCCAACATGCACGCCATCCTTATCAAAAATGGGCTCATAAATACCTTCCAAAGCCTCCGTTTCCAACCTGCTCACTATCATTTCCGCGCGCGCATCTCTACACTCTGTAAATGCTAAAAGGAAATCGGGATCCTCTTTAAGATGATTATTAACTGTGGAAGGGTTGACTCCAGCCTGGCGTGCTGCTATTCCCTTTTTGCCGTGCCTAAAATAATGTTTTAGGAATTCAAACTTTTTCTTATCGTCAAACGTGACTTTTTCAGGATCGATTGCGCCGCGCCAATTGCGCCTATCGATAATAGGCGTGTCGTGCAAATGCTGTCCACCGTATTCTGGACGCTGCATTGCCCGATGTTCCAGTAAGATTTGCCGTCTTATCTTCTGCCTTTCATCCATGATGCATAATATAGGGGAGAATTATGCGAAAGGCAACCGATATGTGTAGATGTACATTTTGGGCTCTATAATACGGTAACGATGACGATGGTAAATCACAAATTCTCCTGCCACCGTTTCCTGCACTACAAACTTGGGATGGGGGTAATCAATTGGTAACTCTAAACCACGCAATGGCCCATTGGTAAACTTGGCCGTGCCCTGATAAGTTTTAAATTTCTGGATTAGGTTCATCTATTTTAATATTCCAATAAGCTCCATTAACCATTGCATCAATATTCTTATGAACCATCTCAAAATCAATGGTTTCTACTCCCGCAAAGCTCATAGATCCTGTCCTAGTTAAAAAGACTTTTACTAACATCTGTAAACTATGATTGGACAAAGTAATCATCTTCCCTTGTAATAAAGCAACTGTAAAATCGATTTTCTGCATTGCTTTTCCTATATTTTTAGTGGAAAATGAATAAAGAACAAAATGCCCGTGTTGGGCCCCCCGCTAAGACGCCCGGCCCTAACCGTTCCCCGTACTTGGGAGCCAATTCGCCAAAGCGTATACCCCCTACGCATCTTACGCTATCGCGTAGGGGGCAACGGAGCCTTATCAATCCATTATTTTACCAACAAATTCTGTAATCGTTAATACGAACGTAACAGCATCGATAAATTCCCGGAGTCCTTTATAGAAGAAGCGTTGGCCAGTAGCGTTATTGTGCGCTATAAAGCCACCGTTAGGGCCGTACCAATTAATCGAGGTGACTGGACCAAGGCGATAGGTACCGGAGTGCGACTTAAGAATATCGGCCAGGCGCTCAGCAA